TAACCATTCCAATAAGGTCATCCATTAACGCACTCCGTTTAGTTTCCAGTCAATCGCTAAGGCAATCATACCCCACAGCGCCCAGACAGCCAAACCGACAATAACGGCAGCAAAAGCATAACCGAGCATATCCCGGCGGCGTTGCTGTTGGTGAATGATCTCACGCTCACGCTTAAGTTTGATCTGACGTTGCATGACCATCAGGTCTTCAAAAGCCTGCGGGCCGTACCGTAGTTTGACCATCGACATCATTTCTAGGTGCTGCTTGCGTACAGCCTCACGGCGCTGGAGCTGCTCCATTGCCTCTTGCTCAACCGACTTGCCGCCACCAATGCGCTTAAAGATACTGGGCTTTTTATTGTCAAGTGCGTTAAGCTCACTGACCTTACCCATCCAAACACCGATTTGTCCCAGTACGTCCTCAACCTCACGACCCGCCTCAACTAGCTTCTTGACCGTGTTAAACGCCGCCGTAGCGGCCATGAAGAGGCTAATCGGGTCCATGTTTTAACATACCTTACTAGGGAAAACCCTATTATGCGTTTAGCGCATCGAGGCGATCCCACACCCAAGTAGCGGCAGCGGCTGGGTCGAAAGGAATAGTGGCTTCAGGGTCGCTAGGATTAGCGGGGTCTGGTTGCGTCCAGTCAGCACCTACGGATGTGAGGTAGGCTTGCAAGTCGGCCTTGGTTGCAACGTGTTCTGCGTCACCAATGTCGTCATTCTCGGAGATACCAATCATGACCCAGTCGCGTGGGCTTGGTGTTGACAAGTCTTCAACAGGAAACATGCCGCCAACACTTTTGGGGTGAAAGCAAAGAAACGAGGGGATAGTGCCTTTAGCAGTCAGGCGGTACTTAATGCATTTGTGTGCCATCTAAAACTCCTTATTAGGCTACCTTTTGCTCAGGGTCAGGTGCCTGCTCTAGCAGGGGGGAATTAGTCAGGCTTGAGCGGTCAAAGACGGAGAAACCACGGCGCTCTGCAAACTTGGCGGGATCATCAGCCCACTTGTCAGCGCAAGCCTCCAACCAGCGCATAGTCATTTCGTGAGTCGGAGCCTTGCCTTCAGAGATTAGTTGGTTCTCCATATTCAGGTAAGCAAAGACCTCCGCCTGAGCCTGAGCGGCGTTGATACCCAAGTCAAACAAGTAGATCAGGTTACCTTCATCAATCATGCCGTTACGACTGCGGGCGGCATTTAGAGCCTGCTTCATACAGGTCATGATGTGGTACTTGGCCTCTTCCAGCTCGTACATCTCTTCTGTAATCTCGTCCACGCCCAGCTTTTCCAGTAGTTGCTGGTGCTGATTGACAAAGAAATTCATCTTACGCAAAGCGCCGTTAACATGATTCTGGGTGCCTTCGAGGTGACTGTTCAGCTCCAGAATCTCGATCTCCAGCAGCTCACGATCGAGCGGGTCGGCACAGGACTCTAGCTCACGCTCTTTCTTTTTCAGCTCGTTTTGCTTCTTACGCAGCCCAATGTAGGCCTCCTGCAGTGCGGAGCGGGTACGATCAATCTCGGCTAGGCTGTGCTTAATAGAGCGAATCGGCGTAATGGCCGTCACGTCCAGCGTCACCTGCATGAACTGGCTGTGGGACTTGTGGAAGTTGCTGGTGTCGCGCACGACAGCGGGCATCCGGTCTTGGATGTTTTTCAACATCAAGTTGTACTCGGGCTTTTTAACTTCCAAAGCCGTGTTCATGTTACCGAGAATTAGATCGTTGCTCAAGTGGTCTCCTTTTGTCAGAGCGGCTACGTATTCTTAAAGTTTTGGCTCAACTTCCACCCAACTGGCAGAAGAATAATCTATGTCGTACCATTTGCCGTCATTGGGATACTCTGGTCTTGGAACCCAAGATTGTGTTGTGCCTTGCCAAATATAGTTTTCGGCGTTCTCAGGGCGAGGGATCGGCGGATCGTACTGGCAAAGCTCTTCGTTGAACACCCACGTTGAAAAATTTTCTCTGTGCGGCAGCGCAGCCCAAGCATCTTTGACGGCTTGTTGTTTTTTCAAAATATCTTCAGTTGTCATATGTTTTACCTAAATTTAAATTAACGAGGCAGTAGAAGCGGTAAATCCTGCGTTTGCAAAACTTGACCCTGCAGCGCTTAGCGAAAAACTTGACGATGAAGAAGAAAAACCTAAGCTACTTATAATTGGTGTTTTGTCTGTTAAAGTAAACGACGTTGAGAATGTTATAGTTGCCGAAGTACTGCCCAATGTATAGGTACCAGCAGCTATAGCGTTGGTATTAAATTTAAACGCAAGCCAGTAGTTCGTGTTGTAAGTTCCGGCATACAGACTTTGTTGTGCACCCGAGTCTAAGAGAATCCCTTTCACATTATCCGCCACACCAACAACCCACACAGGGCTAGCTGCGCTAGTCATTTTGTATATGCTTGTTGATTGTGCAAAATAAATATTGTCTGACGCATCAATTACCAGCCCATAACCGTAATTGCCACCCCCAGTAGCTTTGGACCACTGCCAAGTTCCAGAGGAATTAAATTTTGTAACAATTGGATTACTGAAAGATGGGCTGTCTACGTAGATAGTACAGATAACGTAAACGTTTCCAGAGCTGTCTACAGCAACACCAGAGGCATATTGGGTGTACAAATATGTTCCACCGCCATTAATACTTCTAGCCCATTGCAAAGTTCCGGAACTGTTGTATTTAATTACGGACGGATATCCCTCGTAAATGCTACTAGAATCGTTTTTGTAACTGAACGTCGCATACACATTTCCAGAAGAATCCACGGTGATCTTAGATTGTGTAGACCCAGTAACAGACACGTATGGAGCAGACCCCGTAATTGTGTACGCTTTTTGCCACTGAATTGCAAACGACGAATTTAGCTTAATTGTTACGACAGAGGCAGAGTTTCTAGCCAGTAAATAAATATTGCCTGATGAGTCTACACACCCATCAACAAGCTCTGCGTTTACATTAAGTGTGTACCCTGCCAACTGGGTTCCAGAGGAATTAAATTTATATAGAAACGCGCCAAGTCCATCATCGTTTCCAACAACATACACATTTCCAGAAGTATCAAAAAATGTGGAATATATTATTCCTTGGTTTGCGGTGGCCGTGCTTAGACTTTTTGACCACTGTAGTGCACCTGTTGTATTATAAAAAGCTACTGCGGCCTTGTCGTAACTACCAGAACCTCTTGTGTAACCGGCGTAAGCGGCATTTCCTTTATAAACACCGGCAGCACCATATGCCCTAGCGTTGTAGTTTGTGGTGGTATAAGCTGTGGCGCTAACCCAACTTGGTTCAGGCGGTTTCGGCCACAACCCTTGCTTTTCCCAATATGCTACTTGATCGAGCGTCCATACACCCGGGGCGGAACTTGCTGTCGGAGCTACGGCGACGGGTCTGATAATCCCGGCGTTCCAGTTTTTGATACCCATTATTGAAGACCCCCGTGAGAATTAGAGCAGCCGCCCATGTTCTTTAATACAACAGTCAAATCACCAAAATCGACCGCGTTACCTAAAGTTGCGGTTGTGATGTAATAAATTGTATTCGCGGTTGTATTACCGCCGCCTCCGCAAAGTCCTCTTGTATTTGAACAGACCAATGACGCAGATTGGTACATGTTTTGCAATAGATCACCAAAGTCTGTCGTGTTGCCGGTTGAAGCTATTGTGATGTACTGGATGTTGTTAATTAGCCCTCCATTTTGATCGCCCCCAAATACAATCCCACGGGTGTCGCTAGAAAATCCTGCTACCCACGCCGTTAATCCGGTGGATAATGAGCCAAACGATGTTGAGTTTCCAGTAGATGCAATTGTAATGTATTGCATTGTAGATATGCGGTCGCCGTTGGTTGTTTGGCCTCCGGCAAAAACACCCCTAGTGGGGGAACACATTGGGGCACCCCCGTACTGCCTCGTTCCAAGCTCGCCAAATGTGGTAGCGTTTCCTGTTGTGGCTATTGTAATGTAGTCAATGATATTCAATGCCCCATTATTTGAACCACCAGAAAATATTCCTCGCGTTGCCGAAGAAACTCCAGCCATATATTTGTCTGGCGACGTAAGGTCGCCAAAGTCAGTTGCATTTCCAGCCGAGGAAAATGTGATGTACTGGATTACATTTGAGTTGCCCGCACCTGTTTCTGCTCCGGCGAACACACCGCGCGTTGTGGAAGAGCAGCCAGACTGACCATTCCCTGCGACAACCAAGTCCCCCCAGTCCTCAGTGTTTCCAAGGCTAGAAATAATGACGTACTGTATTACGTTTGAATTTGGAGAATCACCACCAGCAAAAATTCCTATTTGGGATGGTGGGTTCGTCCAATTACCCTCCCCAACAGCCTGCATCACAGCAGGCAAACTCCATACACCTGAATAGCTTGGCATTAGCCGCTCCTATTATGGTTGCTCGGGCCAAGTAACTGACCAAGGGAAGCCTTCTTGTGTGGGCACATCGCGTAGTGCTTGACGGTAGGTTTGCCAGTCGGCGTCGTTAGCCAGTGTAACATCGCGGGCCTGTGTCCAGTCAGATTCCGCGAGCTTTGTATCACGCGTGGCGCGGACACTCGTAGCCTGCTCGGCATCCTTGCGGGCTTTATAGGCGGCTTCGTTCTCGGCGGCGGTTGTGGTTACGCCATCTTTAACGGTGTCGGTAAAGACAGGGCCTAGGATGTACTTGCTGTACCACTTGCCGTCGATCTGCTCGACACCGCTTCGTTGGCTGTACTGATAGACCGTGCCACCTGTGGCTTGTGGGCCTTCAAAAACAATGTCAGAACCGTAGGTGTCCAACGTGGCTTCGTCCAACCGACCAAAATTCTTGCCGGTCGTTTGCTTCATGTATGCCTTCCACTCGGACTCATACATGACTGCGCCGGTGCTTCGTACTCTAATTTCCATAATATTTTCCTTTAAGCAATTGCCAAGAAGATGTATGTGCTACCACTGGCATTCAAAGCCGCCGGTGCTGATGATGTTACTGTGAAGCCTGAAGACAATGGGTCAATGTAGTCAGTACTGGTCACTTCAGCCGCTGTGCTGTTTAGTCGCAAATATGGGTCGTTACCCGCAACAATACCTCTAGCTGAATCCCACACATACCAGTCGGCACTTGATCCCAATTTCCTAATTAACACAAACCGAGCGCCAGCAGAGAAGCCACAATCTACGTTTAAGTTAGCCGCAGTGCCTGTGTAACTACCAACTTTTGATACGCCTGCTACTGTGGCAAATAGATAAGCTATGTAAGTAAAATTGCTGTAATTAACATCTACATCTGTTCCCAATGTAAAGACAGTTGACGTTGGAGTTGTGTTATTCCAAAAAGCTGGACTGGTTACTTGTGCCGCAGTGGTATTAAGCACAAGTGACTCTGTATTGTCCCCATAATAAACCCGCCAATCCCTGCTGTTATTTCTGCTTTTAATAATCATCAACTCAGGCGCAACACCTAAGTTGTGATTTACAGTCCTCGCAACACCCGTCCCCGTATAAGCCACCACATCATGGAAGCCGGGGGCACGGCGGAATAATTCATAGATTGGATTGCTTCCAATTCCTGATGTGACCCTAGTGCCATTTGACTGGTCAAATCCGACATAAATCGTTGAATCCTCTGCCGCCGTTGATTCGGTAATAAGCCTTTGGTTGCCCCGCATCCTGTCCCAAAGAAAACTGTTGTTTGTTTCTGTCCGTTGTTTTGCCCAGACTAAATCATGTGGGACTGACCCAAGCACTTGATTAGTACTTGTGGAACTTGCGGTGTAAGTATCAAACACCTCAGTCCCAGACGTTGGAGTCTTCATCGGTCCACGGCGGATGGCTATGTAGATGTAGTTGGTATTTCCGTCTCCATAGTTGAAGTTACTTGGTAATTTAAATCCCGTGGATGTCAGCCCACCATAATCGTATTGTACTTCTGCGCCAGCTGTGTCTGCAAAAAGCGCCCGCATATCGCCGCCAGTACTGCCAGAAAATGTGCCTGCTGTTTTTTGACTGCTCCACCCTCTCATATTGTCCATAATCCACCAAGGCTGACCACTGTGATTTGCATCTTTCATTAAAACCCACTGTGGCTCCCATCCTAAATTAACTTCAACATCACCGCTAACAGGGTAAGAGGCAACGCCACAGCTAATAACATTTTGCTCGCCATCGTC